CAGCCAGTTCACCAATACGGCAACCATTCAAGAGCATAAACTCACACGCTAGAGCGTATCTCAGTGTTATGTCCTTTCGGTAGAGTTCTTTCAATAATCGACTGTATTCGTCTGGTTCTAAGTATTTATTCTTGGCAGCTTGTTGTTTCTCAAGTTTATTCTTTTTCTTTGGGAGTCGTGCCTTTCGTGATGGATTATCAGTTATAAGTTGTTGATCCATAGCATAATCGAAGAATGTATTTAACACGGTCTTAGCACGATATTTCTGTGAATCCGTCCAGTCTTCAGTGTCTAGTAAGGATTGAATAAGCCTAACGTTGATGTTTGATAAGATAGTTCCATGTTCAATAGTGTCAGATATTCGTTTAACGGATGCTGCAAGGCTCTTGATTGAGCTTAACTTAATCTGCTTTTGATGAAATTCCCACCACTCGTTGAAAGCACTATGGAATGATACATTAGTAGTGCTTGATGATTCTACTTTCTGGGCTATCTTATCATCCAATAAGCGTTGAGCCTCTTTCTTTGCTCGATTTGAGCCACTGGATAGGGTAACAGATACCCGTTTCCATTTCTCAGTGTAAGTGTCCTTGTATCTTTCGAAATATTTATATTTCCCGTTCGGTAATTGTTCTACCCACATTGTCATATCTCCTATTATTTGGTAAAATGGGTACAGAAAAAGACTTGTAAGACTGCTCTCAGTTTACACGATTTTTTCTGTGATGCACAAGCTCTGTAATCTAACTTTGGCGAGGGAGATTATAGGGCTTTTTTATTAGTTTCAAATATTCGTTTTTTACAAAAGTCTCATCACAAATCGTGGTGAGATTATATTTTTCCATGAAGTGGATGTAGTTGAAGTCGTCCAGGGATTCGTTTTCGAGCAATCCACGGATCATGTCTCTATTAGCTTGAGCTTCATATTTCTCACGCAGGCGCTCGTAGTGTTTGGGATTGTGTTCTAGGTGCCCTAATTCGTGCAGAATGACCTTTAAACGTCTTTCGGCAGGTAAATCCCTATTGATGTAAACCACACGGTTAGCAGGGTCTAGAAACCCATCTCGAGACCACTGGCTAGAGTCGAACTCACAAAGAGACACATTGAATTGCTCAAGTAATTCTTTTTCAGGCATAGCTTCCTCGTATCGGTTTCTATAAAAAACAAAAGAGCCAATTCAACAAACGAACCGGCCCTTTTTAGACGTTTTGTTCCCTTACACTTGCGCACGCACAAGCCATAGGGCGCTGAACTTAATCAGTCTTCCACTAAAATTAGTTTACAAAATGTTTTACTTACTGTCAACGATTTTATAAAAAAATAGTAAACGTTTTAACCAGTTCCGGTGTTTTTTTGTTTTCTGTTTTTCTGTAATGCATATCCTCACACTCAAAGATGGCCGGAGAGCGTGGGGGGTGAGTTGTTTCCAAAATGGAAACAGTTGATTTTTTACTATTGTTCGTTGTAAAATAGTGATGAAAGGTGGTGCAAAAATATGTTTTCTTTTTTTACTCACATCAATCAAGAGCGTCAAAAGATGGAGCAGTCTAAAAAAGAAATGGAATTGCGCCACAATGAATTTGCTGATAGAGTCCGCATGGATATTAAAGTAGGCGAGGAAGAACTTGATTTAAAAAGAGAGTGTTTTAATCAGCGCTACGGACATCTATTTAGTCCTCGAAATAAATAGCAATAGGTCTTACTAGGTGGTCATCCTTATCTATCATCCCAAAAGAACCGAGTATAATATTTAAAATTGTTGTTGGAGCGTATTTTAACATCAAGTTACTATCTTCCATATGTGAGAAGTCGCTAGGTATTTGTTCGTCAAATGTTGATGAGCAGATACCTAGCATTTTTATTTTTCTCTTTCCAAATTGCATAAAACTTAGTTGGACACTTTGAACTCTAAGAAATTCAAGAGGAAGTATACTGAATGTATTGCTGATTTTGATCAGGTTTGTTTCAGGTAATAATTTTTTCAAGTAAACCGACATGTGTTTTATCGTTTCAAAAATATTCCAACCGTTTGTCGATAAAGATTCTTGAATTTCTTTAGCTCTACGCAGATGTTTTTCTTTTCCTTTTATTTTTCCGTATTCTGACTTCAGCGCTTTGAATTCATCATACTCAGGAAGCAGGAAACCTATTTCTTCTAAATCACTTGTTTCGGCTAATTGTTCAAAATTAAACACCGTCAACTCCCCAGATACAGAAATTAAGTCACCATCTTGGTAATCACTATGTTTTATAAGTTTTTTCGCCTCAAGACCAGTGATAAGCAAATCTAATGAATAATCATCAAGAGCGGTTTCTACTAGATTTTTATTTGACTTAGAAAATACAAAGTTGTAACTATCAACATTAGTGCTAGAATAGCCTCCTGTTGCTTTTAATAGAGCAGAGAGGCCAACGTCACTAGATATGGTTGTTTGCTCTGTACTTCCTTCAGTTTTAGCGTCGCTTTCTCCATCTTCATTAACCAATTTTGTGACCAACCCAGCGTTTTGCTGAGCGAGCAGAGAGTTAACTAAATTTGTGTCCAGATAGATTATCTCTTTCATTCTCAACCCCCCTTACTGCTCATATAGCCGGCAATTATGCCACGGATAGCCCGCTTGTCGTCCTCGGTCAGCGGTTTACCGTCGAACATCATAGCGTTGTCTATAATGTTATCGATGTCGTGGGAGCTGGTTGGTTGTTCCTCGGTGGTTTCTGGACCGTCTCCAAAAAGAATGTAATCTGTCGAAGTCCCCAAAGCTTGAGCTAATTTTACAATCTTTGTCCCCGTTGGAATACTAGCACCGCTTTCCCACTTCGAAATAGTTGAGTCAGACTTATACCCCAACATTTTCGCTAATTCAAGTTGACTGATGCCCTTGCTCGCTCTCAAACTTTCAATTCTGCTTCCTCTTTGCTTATTCAAATCCATATCTTTCTCCTTGCTGTTTATATTAACATTATATAGTAGACTTTCCTGATTTTCAAGTTGATTTATAAAAAACTTAAAAAAACTTGAAAAAAAATCAACAAAACTGTTGACATTGAATTTAATTCAAGTTATAATGTGTTTGTAAGTTAGTTAGAAAGGAGGAGCAAAATGACAGAAACGGTTCCAAAAATTACAATCAAAGAACTCCGAGCCCGTCACAATATGACACAAGCCCAATTCGCTGAAAGTATTGGTACTACAGCTCAGACAGTTAGCGCTTGGGAGAAGAATGCGCTTTCTATTTCTCCTAAGAAAATGGTAACTATCTGTAATAAATACCACATTCAATCGTCTGATTTGTACGGTATCTGATATTTTTTTACAGCAAAACTTGAATTTTATTCAAGTTAAGATTTATGAAAGGAGCAAAAAATGAATCACATTCACGATTTTATCGAGTTCATGCAAAAAGGCCGCCCAATCCCAGAATGGGACTTCACGACCTACATGTTCTTTACATTCTCAATGCTTGTTGGAATCCTCATTTTGCTTCCTATTCGCTTTGAGCGCTCGTTTGGAGAGCGACCAAAAAGCACCGAAGATGGGGATGCTAGCGAAGGACATTAAATTACCGAATTGAGTATCAGACAGGACGATTAAGCAGTTTCTCAAAACGAGGAACCCAAAGATAGCCAAAGAGATAACAAAGCTATAAGTTATATCACCGTCTTTCTCAAGTTTGAGAAAGAGCAGAATGTCATGAATATAAGTTAACACTATCAGCGAAATTAACAAAGCAACGCCAATCACTAGACTTAGATACGTCCAATTGATGTCGGCAAGGCTAGTCAAAGCTGAATGGCTATCTGGTGTAATACAGTGGAATTCAACGTATAGCAAGCCCACTAACATTAGTGGTACTAATACTTCGGATTTGTTTTTCATGTTAAAACCTCGTTTTTTTAAAAACTATTATAGCAAAGAAAGGAAACACTATGAATGAAATTTTTAACTTTAATGGAAAGGCAGTCCGAACTGTAACTATTAACAATGAGCCTTACTTTGTCGGTAAGGATGTGGCTGGGATTTTGGGATACCAAAATGGTAGTCGAGATGTCAATAGACACGTAGATGAAGAAGATAAGCTGAAGTACCGTTTCGGTACCTCAGGTCAAGACAGAGAAATGATTATCATCAACGAATCAGGTCTCTACTCGCTCATCCTATCCAGCAAACTACCGCAAGCCAAGGAGTTTAAACGTTGGGTTACATCAGAGGTTTTGCCGACTATCCGCAAACATGGCATGTATGCTACAGACCAACTACTTAATGACCCAGACCTTGCCATTGCAGCCTTTCAAGCTCTTAAAGACGAACGAGCTAAAGTGGTGAAACTAGAGGCTGAGTTAGCCTTGGCACAAGAACAAGTACGCTACTTCGACATTATCCTAGAAAGTAAAGGGGCGGTGCGTGTTACCCAGATTGCGGCAGATTACGGCATGAGCGCCAAGAAATTCAATGCAATCTTGCATAATCTAGGTGTTCAGCACAAGGTCAATAGTCAATGGATTTTGTATAAGAAACACATGGGTAAAGGCTATGTCGATAGTTCGACATTTGATTACAAGGATAAGAACGGTCAAGCTCAAGTCAATATGACAACGACTTGGACACAAAAAGGGCGCTTGTTCTTGTATGAATTGCTAAAAGTTAACGGCATCCTGCCACTCATCGAGCAAGGCGATTAAAGGAGGACTACCAATGGAAATAACCTACAGACCCGTCGGAATTAACGAAACAGCTGAGTGGGGAGACTATGATCACCTCATGCAGCGGTGGGAAGGTCTAGGGAAGTCGATGGCAAAGAACCTCATTCGAGAAATGAGGGACAACAAAGACTTTCGAGACTACGTATTTAACCCAACACACAAACTGGTTTTCATCAACTATGAAGGTTTCAAGTCCTTCATCGAATGGAAAACTAGAAACAGATTCAAATAACATTAACACCCCTAGCCGTAGCAGTGAGCTAGTGAGGAAACTGAACGATACCAACTAAGTAAGCAACAACGATTTGATATTCATAAGTCTCCTTAAATTATATATGAATTAAAAAACCTCACTAGCTCTCTAGTGCGGTTAGGGAAAAGAAGAAAGGGATTAACAATGAAAAAACTATTTGCATGGCTTTGGAGCAAAAAACAACAAGAACCAGAATACTTTTTTGAACCAGTATGGACACCACGAGAAATTAACGATCAGAAATATGAAGCACGCCAAAAACGTGAGCGTGAATTACTAGCGAAATACGGAAACCAATAATATTACCATCTTCAATCCGTAGCCACGGCTCGCCGTGGAGTGTAACTTATACCCATAATTCCCCAAAAAACTATACTAAGTTACTTTTTTCCTAATATTCCCATTTACAGTCTAATAAAACATTGAAACATGACACGGTGGGCTATGGGTGCGGATTGAAGGCACTAAAAAAACACGGGTAAGGGCCCGTGCTTAATAAAAACATCTATACAAGGAGTATACCATGAAAACACTCAACACTCAAACAGTAGCTAAACCTGGATTCACTAAAAGCAAAGCATTTGGATTGTGTGGCACGCTTGCCATCACTACAGCATTGCTTATCGGTGCTAACGTATCAGCGGACGAAACAACTCAACCAGTAGCAGATACTCAGCCACCAGTAGCAAATGTATACACTGCTGACAATGGTGGGAACGTGACAGTGACACCGTCTGAACCAGTAGCGGAAACACCAGTATTTACTCCACCAGCACCAGTAGAATCTCAACCGATTGCAGAAACTCCAGCAACAACTACAGAAGTAGCTCAACCAGTAGCTGAAACACCAGTAACGGAAACAGTAGCAGAAACGCCTAAACAGCCTACTGAATTTGTCAAAGAAGACAACGAAATTAAAGTAACTAATCCAGATGTGGTTGTTGACCAATCAAACGGAACTGGGAAATACAGCGGTTTTACGGTGGAATATAAAGATGTCAAATTTCCCGATGATATGCCTATCAACGAAGGGGATAAGGTAACATTCAACCTTCCAAAAGAAATCAACTTCCAAACAAACTATGATTTTGATGTCTATAACCCAGAAAAAGTTGTTGTGGGTAAAGCATCAACAGACGTTAAAACTCAGACGGTTACGACTGTATTCAATAACTACTTTGCTACTCATCCACTCAACAAGCAAATGAGTCTTAAGCTAGATGCTAAATGGACGGATGCCGTTGAGTCTGGCAAGCCAGTTAACGTTAATTTCAATGGCACAGTGGTTACTGTTAATATTGGCAAAGAACAAGAAATCGGTAAAGATGAATTACTTTCTAAATGGGGCAGCCAAGACGAGAATGACCCAACTGTTATCAACTGGACTGCTCGTATTAACTACGCTAAACGTCTATTGAATTACGTCACAATCATTGATGAGATGAGTGATAATCAAAAGCTTGTTGATAATTACTTCGAAATCAAATCAATTGAAAGCGTAGACCCTTGGATTGATAAAGGTTCTGCTATGGATTTAGTAAAATCAATCAGTAAATCAGACCACGGTTTCACAATTAAAATGGATCGCCTTGATCATATGATTTATATTAACTATAAAACTAAATTGATTAACGCGGTTAAAGATAGCGTAAACCCAACCAATAAGATTGAGTTGAAAGCTGAGTCAGACGGCGCTATCTCATACAGTTATGTCCAACTTGTCGGTGGTAAAGGAGATGCCAGTGGTGAAAACAAGCCAGAGCCAACTTTTGAAATTCCTCGTGAAGCTCCAAAAGTTGAAATTCCTGAGTTCCAAGGTGGTATCCCAGGGATTCCAGAAGAACGTGTGAAACCAGAATACACTGAACCAATCGGTACAGTGCCTAACGATGCACCGGTTTTGGAAAAACCAGAATGGAACGGTGGAACATTACCGTTTGACGCTCCGAAATACGATAAGCCCGAATGGAACGGGGGCGTTATTCCTAATGATGCGCCACAGTATGATAAACCCGAATGGCACGGCGGAACTACTCCATTCGATGCACCTAGCATTGATAAGCCAGAATGGTCTGGAGGTGTCGTACCATTTGATGCACCTATCTTGGACTTGCCAGAGCTTGAAATTCCAGAGGAACCAACTAAACCAACACCAGAAAAACCAGTAGAGCCTAAAAAGGTACCTAACAAGCCCGTAGACGCTCCGAAAACAAAAGAGGTAGAAATTACCGAGGTTGTTTATAAAAACGATTCTGAGCCAAAAGAGGGGGTAAATACACCCGTTTACGGTGGTACTCTTCCAGTTACTGGTGAAAAAGAAGGAATTGCTAGCACTTTAGGACTTGTAGTCATTGCAGCAGGTATTACAGCGCTAACTCTCAGCTTTAAAAAATATAACGAAAAATAATTAAATAATTGAAGTGGTGGGAGGGTAGGCATTAAAAAAGCACCTCCGGAAACAATCCAAAGGTGCAACGTTCATCAAAACAATTTACTTGATTATAGCATGTAACGAGTCCAACAGTCAACTAATAGTGGACGGTTCGAGACATTAAATCAAAGGGAGGTGAAAGGGTGAAAAAACACAATAAAATCAAAGAAGAAGAACTTGTTAGACAAAATTTTTTCATGACACCATACGCCTTGTATCGCAACCCAGCATACAAAGGTTTATCAAATGATGCCAAAACCTTATACGCCTTGATGTTGGATAGAGTTAATCTATCTGTTAAAAACCAAGGTGATTGGACAGACGAAAATGGCGAGGTGTATTGCTATTTCACAGTCGAAAGTGCTATGGAGTTCCTAGAAAAAAGTAAACCGTATATTATAAAGCTAAAAAAAGAGCTTCATGATTTTGGTTTGCTGTTAGAGGTCAACCAAGGTTTGAATAAACCTAATAGGATATACCCTCTAAAGATTGATGTTTCACGGAGGTATGCAGCAATGACTTCCGGAAGTAAAAGAAACACCCGGAAGTCAACGAGAGTTACTTCCGGAGGTAATTCTCGTTTACCTCTAGAAGTAACTGAGAATGACTCTAACCATACTGAGTTAAACCATACTAATATAAACCATACTGAGACACCGTCAGCAGCAGATAGTGGTAACACTTTATATAGTATAGGAGCTGAAAATAATTCTGCTACTGCTGATTTTAACGTCTATGAATATTATCAAGAAAGAATTGGTTTGCTAGATGGTTTTCAATTCCAACAACTCAAAGCGTATCGAGACCTAGACGGACTGGAAACAGAGTTAATTAAGATAGCTATTGACAAAGCTGCTGACAACTCTAAGCGCTCGTTTAGGTATGTTGAATCCATTTTAAAAAATTGGGTACAGAATGGAATCAGAACGGTAGCCCGACAACAAGAAGACCAAAGGGAATTCGAAAATAGCAAGAATACGGTCGATAGACACAAACCATTCTTAACTAAACCACGAAATAACGGTAAAGCCAAATTCGGACCTGCTTGTGGTAAGTATTAGAGGTAACGCCTATGAGTTTAGAGAACACTGCTAGACAGATGCGAAAGCGATATATGACGACTAGCGACAAATACTGTGACAAGCACCAAAGGCACTATGTCACGATTCAGTTTCCAAATAGCGAACCATACACAGTGTGTGAGCTTTGCCATAGGGAAGAACAAGATCAACAGAATGCTATCAAAGCACAAGAACAGTACGAACGTGAGCAAGAGCAGAAACGCTTGTACTTTCTCAAAGATTTCAGCTTACTGGATGATGATTTAAAAACTGCCAGTTTTGACAACTACAAGGCGGCGACCAGAGAGCAGAAAGAAGACTTAAAAAATGTTAGAAGTCAACTTAAAGGCTATCTGGACGGTCAAGACTACAACATTGTTTTGATTGGTGACACTGGAGTAGGCAAGAGCCATCTAGCTTATTCAGCGTTGAAAGCTCTATCTGATCATACGAAGAAGATGGGGCTGTTCATCAACGTGGTTGACCTATTAGCCAAAATCAAAGAGGATTTCAGTCTTGAAGCTGAATACATCAGACGCATTTCTGAAGCCGAATGGCTTGTGCTCGACGATTTGGGCACTGAAAAAGTGACAGAGTGGTCCAATGGTATCTTGTACAGTATTTTGAACAAGCGTACCAAGACTATTATCACAACCAACTTAAGCCCACGGGATATCATGGGCACTTATGGGAAACGTGTTTATTCACGAGTTTTCAAAAAGACAGGACTTGGAACAACGAACGAACATGTTTATCAATTCAAAACGCAACAAGACAAGAGGATGATGTTTTGACAGAAACGGAAGTAAAACTAAAACTCTTTGAAGACTACGAGCGTATTCATGGACTTGTGTTTTCAGAGGAACATAAACAGAAAATGATGGATGATTTAGATCTGTATTCGTTTATCGAGAAATTAAACGAATATATGGCGTTCGGCTACCGCTCGAAGGTGGTATTTAATCAGCACGTTCGAAAACACGCCTAAAATCGTCTGTAATCAATTTAAAAGTGTAGGGGGTATAAATTATCTAGCTACCACCTAAAAACGATAAGAGACCCCTTAAATCGAGAAATAGGGGCATTCAAAACAAAAAGGAAGACGAAGCATGACAAATCAATTAGCACACAAAGATTTTTTCAACACCCCAGCAGTTAAACAAAAATTCCAAGAGGTGTTGAACGGAAACGAGCGACAATTTACGGCAAGTTTGCTATCAATCGTGAACAACAACAATCTACTAGCACGAGCAAGTAACACCTCGATTATGACAGCGGCAATGAAAGCAGCGGTATTAAATCTACCTATCGAGCCAAGTTTGGGCTTTGCTTACATCGTGCCATACAAACAAGATGCACAGTTTCAGCTTGGCTACAAAGGACTTATCCAGCTAGCTATCCGCTCTGGTCAGTTTAAGGCTATTAATTCCGGCAAGGTTTACAAGGCACAATTCAAATCATACGATCCTCTATTTGAAACATTGGACATTGACTTTACCCAACCAGAAGATGAAGTGTATGGCTATTTTGCCACCTTCGAGCTCGTAAACGGCTTTAAAAAGCTGACATTCTGGACGAAAGAACAAGCGGAATCACACGGTAAACGCTTTTCAAAGACTTACGCAAGAGGGCCATGGTCAACAGATTTTGACGCTATGGCTCAAAAAACCGTACTCAAGAGCATTTTGAGCAAGTATGCCCCACTCTCAACCGAAATGCAAGAAGGTCTTATCTCGGACAATCAAACTGAGGAAGTTAAGGCTGACCCTATCGATGTTACACCAAAAAACGAGGACACCCAGACACTTTTGGGCGACCTTATGAGTGATGAAGCTGAACCAGATAAAAGCGTAGACGCTGAAACTGGTGAAATCATCGAAGAAGTCAGCTTATTCGAAGGTGATTCAACCAAAATCAAAGAGGTAGAAAATGACTGAACTAACAATCTTGACGGATGATAATTATTATTCTGACAAAACCTATATGTCTGTAAGTCGTTTCAAGGAATACATGAAATGCGAGGCTAGAGCTAAAGCCATTGATGACGGGACATGGGATGATGAACGAGATCAAAAGCCATTGCTATTCGGAAATTACGTTCATAGCTACTTCGAGAGCGAAGAAGCTCATGAGAAATTTAAAGAGGATAACAAAAAGGCTTTGTTCTCTAGTCGCAAACCTTACGGATTGCTATCTGATTTCAAACTAGCTGAAAAAGTCATCGAAACACTCAAAAATGACACGCTTTTCAACAATCTGTATCACGGGAAAAAAGGCGATAAGGTTGAAAAAGAAAAGATCGTGACTGGTTTTATCGGTGGCGTGCCATTCAAGGGGAAGTTGGATAGTATCAACTTTTCAAAAGGCTATGTGGTCGATTTAAAAACTATGAAATCTATCTGGACTAAGGAATGGTCAGAGGAATTGCATGCTAAAGTACCAACTGCCGTCAATAACATTCTAGGGTTTCAATACCATGTCCAACTAGGGACTTATTTAGAATTGCTACGCCAAATGGATTATCCAACATTCAAGCCGTTTATCGTGGCCGTATCGAAAGAGAAACAGCCAGATAAGGAAATTATTGAATTGACTGAAGAATGGCTGGAAGAAGGGCTTAAATACATCACAGAGCACGCCCCTAGAGTATATCAAGTATCGCTTGGAAACGAAGAACCTAAGAAGTGTGGGCATTGCGATTATTGTAAATCGCAGAAAAAACTACATGAGGTTCTAACGTTGGATGATTTTTTAAACCGTGAATAGAGAGAAAGGGAAAACAAATGATCAATTCAGTTTGTCTTGTTGGGCGCCTAACCCGTGACCCAGAACTAAAATACACAACCAGTAACATCGCAGTAGCTACATTCAGCCTAGCCGTCAACCGTAATTTCAAGGACGCTAACGGCGAGCGTGAAACAGACTTTATTAACTGTG